ATAAAGAAAGCTCCGCGTCTGCTCACCCGTTCCCCAAATCTCAATTGAATCACTACTTTCAATAACCTTTCTACACATTGCAGCTGGAGCTTTCTCTTTACCTCCTTTATAAGTCCCTTTTTCACCGTAAATATTATGAAAACGAGCGATACGCACATTCAGGTTATAATTCCTTTGGTACGATAAAAATAATCGCTCGCTAAAAAGTTTTTCCCATCCATACTCACTGTCAGGATTGGCCGGATAGGCACAATTTTCTTTTAAAGAATAATCCAATGATGATTCGTTTTGTAATTCGTGTGGGTAAATACATGCCGATGAAGAGTAGAATAATTTACCTGCTGAAAACTTATTAGCGTATTCAGCAACATGATGGTTGATTAATGCGCTGCTCATTATTTCGCAGTCATTAACCCCGGTGAATACGTATCCAGCACCGCCCATATCACATGCAAATTGGTATACTTCATCAAATCCCTTTTTGTCGATTTGATACATAACTAATGAAACATTTTCTCTAATTCGTAAATCAGATATAACAAAGTCATCTGCTTCGGTAGGCTCAAATTCAGGGTATTTCAAATCAACACCACGAACCCAATATCCATCACTTTTTAACCGCTTAACCATGTGTGAACCTATGAATCCTCCCGCGCCTAAAACTAATGCTGTTTTCATCTGTACTTTATCTGTATCCATTCGTTCGGAATTAAATTACTTGTATCCATCCTACCATGAAGAAACCAGTTCGGAGTTTCCGCGCTTGGCGAAATTACTATTTTATTTTCGTTTACGCCAAGATAAGCAGACCACCACGCTAAAGTACTATTAGAAATTATGTGATCAGAACAACTGGCCATTATTGATAAATCGCTATAGACACTCGATCCATTACTGAATTGAATATCACAATCAGAGTATTTAATGTTTTCTTTGCACCACGGCAAATCATCGCTTACAACCATGAACTTTGTTTTGCCGTGCTCTTTCATTTGGTTTATAGCGCTACTAATATAGTTCATATCAATAGGCTTAAAAGTATCTTGATTTTGCGCCAAGTAATCACCTCTTCGGACATGAATAGACACTCTATCGATAGGATTTATTTCAAGCTTAAAAAGCTGCTTAATCTCTTTTTCGCAATGATCAAAGTGCCTATGACTTTGAAAAAACCCACGTATTTTAATCGGTCCGTTATGAAAAGGGATAGGTGAATAACCCCACCCTTTATCTGTGGCAACATCGTAAGCAGGAAGCTGTTTGATGTTGCCTTTATAGATTGGGAGTCTCCAATGCTTATATATTTCCCTATGGTGGTAATGATTAGGCACAAACCAATCAGTGTTATATTTTAATGCGTAACCGTAAGCGGCCGCAACCTGAAAAAATTGATTACCTAACCTCCCTAAAAATTCAGGCACTACTAAATTACTCATTTTAACAATTTAATTTTGTTCAAAATTTCTTTATGAAATCCTTTCGGGGTTCTTTTGTTGTTTTGTTTGTAGTGGCTTCCATCATGCACTCGATGATCATAATGCATTGACGGTGTTACATAAATTTCATTGCCACCCTTTAGCCAATTGTAGTTTTGCCATATTGAATCGCTTGTAACCGGATTAATAGATCCATCCCAAAAACGTAAATACTCTTCGCGGTTAGCGAAGTAATTCATTGCATTTAGCATAACTTCAAACATTGGCTTTTCAATGTATTTAGAAATGTTTCCTTTCGTTACTACTAAACTATTATAATCTCTAAAATCGAAAGCAGGTTTAGCAAATGACGGCTGTAAAATCCTGTTAGGTTGCCAATGCTGATTAAATACAGCGTCAATGTATTCTTTCGAAATCTGATTATCTGAGTCGAGAATTATCACATACTTGTTTGTTGCTCTCTCAACGCTTAGTTTTTTGTTTATAAAGCAATCTTGGTTTGATGCATTTCGGAACAAACTAATCTTTGGTTTGTTCTTGCAAAACTCTATCAAATCATTCCAAACTGAATCTTGTGAACAATCATCAGAAACTACGATCTCACTCACACGATCATCACACAATGGCACCTCTAGTGATTCATAAAGTAAATCATTCCTATTGTATGTAGGCACGCAAACACTAATCATATTAATGGTTTACTTTTCTCCATCCTCTCATTCCATTCATGCCTTAAACTTGCCGGCGTTCTATTGTAATGAACTCCCCATCCGTTTTTTCTATTATTTTTACTCATTCTAGGTTGATATTCTTTGTACCTTTTAATAGTTCGCTCTACACCACCAATATGTTTATAATGCATAACATATAGATAATCTTCACTCCACATAACATTGCCTGATGGGGAGCATCTATGTGCGCCAGCGTTATAATTGATGGAGGTAATTTCTTTCGGATTAAAGATAATACTCTTAGCGTAATTGGAGAATTCATATCCGTTTGTTATTTCAGTTAAATTTTCTTTAGGCATTTCATTACTCATAATTTGCCAGCCTATTGTTTTAATAATCGTTACGCATTTATCTTTGTGTTTTTGTAATGAGATGTGCATAGATTCGCAATCAAAAAGCGCCTCATCAAAATCTGCAACTATAACCCAGTCAGCATTTGATGATTTCCAGCATTCGTTTTTTATCATCCTGTTTTCTTCATCATCAAAGAACTTATTGCCAAACTTTACAACCTCACACCCTAAAGACCTTGCGAACTCATCACTTCCATCGGTGGAGTAATTATCGAGTATTGTAATATTATCACAAAACCTCTGATAATGTTTAACCACAAAAGGCATGATTTCTTTCTCATTCCAACACAAAAGATAAGCATCTACTATCATTTACAATTGTCACATTTTTCCCATTTAACATTTTTATAATAAATTAACGACTTATCAGCGCTTAAATATTGTTCTTTAGTGCCACACATTATAAAGCTTCTTTGCGTTTCTCCTTTATGTATTCCTGTTATACAGCCTTGATTTGTTTCTGGATCACTAGAACAACTAGTCGCGATAATTAAGATTAAAAATATCTTTTTCATATTAATTTAAATTTATTATAAAACTCCAAACTTTCTTTGTCAACCTTGGAAGAAAGCCAACTCAAATCATAATCTTCATTATTCAACTTCATAACATGACCTTTACCGCCTGTTAATCCAAAACCATGACCTTTGATACCAACCGCGCCAGCATCAATAAAAGTCCTGCGATACTTTTGTGCGTGTTTCCAAATATCAATATCCAAAAATAGTTTATTCGCTAAATGCCATTTAAATTCAGCCATTGCCGAAACTCTGAACGCTGTTGTGAACAAACTTGATCTGTTTGGATGATTTATTCGTTCCCATGTTCTTTCTTTTATGTTGTAGTAATAAGTGAATTCACAACCGATAAAATCTGATGTGTCGGATTTCTGTAAAACTTTATGCAGGTAGTCGGACGGATAATAATCATCTGATTCAATCATAACTACCCAATCAATTCCTACCGATTTCGCTCTCTCATAACCTATCTTAACTCTTTCGGTCAAATCAAAGCTTTTATTTTTTGGAGGGTAGTTTATAATATAATGACTTTCATAAGAAGTAACAAACCTGACGCATTGATCTACACAATGTCCTAACATTATATCTCTATCCCCTCTATCTGGTGTTAGCAATATGTGACTCATTCCGGCATACCAACATTTAAAAAACTACTCAATGCGCTTTCTTGTGAACTAACAGAAACATTAGTTCCCTGATCTTTTAGCATCATACAAAACTTTTGATATTGCCTCAATTCATAATCTCTAATCCTGTTTTTTGGGTTGAAGGTAGCGTGATCGTTTAAGTCCACCCCAAATAACACAACATCCGTTGCGTGTTGATTAAAAGCCAAAGAAAGCGCGACAAAAGAAGATGTTTTAGAACTGTAAACATGACCTTTTTTTAAGTGTTTAGTGAATTGCTGAAGATTAACCTTTTCATATTTCGGCATAATCTTGTTCCATTGATCGTCCCTTGTTATAAACTTGGCATTAGTAGACTTTATTATATCCATACGTTCAGGTGTGAATCTCTTTGGAGAGTCTATCACAACTAATTGATTGGGTGGCGTTCCGAACTTCATCATGTCATTAACTCCTATAACTAAGTCAAACTTAGATTTGTGTTCCTGCCAATTGTTGGCCGTTGATCCACAGGCGACTACCGCAATATTCATTTTTTAATATTAAGTAAATGCGCTGCCAATACTGTTTCTATGTAGTTGTTAACGGATCTATTCTGATCGTTGGCAGCGTTGGCAATCTTTTCCCATAAAAAAGGCTCTTTAAAATAAACCGACCTAGACCGTTTTGACTTGTTCATACACAATAATAGTCTAAAGTTATTTAATTACCTATACTTTTTGCCATTACTTATAAAATCAGGAAACACGCAATGAATTATGTATCTAAAATTATCAAAAAAGTGTCTTCCTTCCTCCATAGTCTTAATAACATCTAACTTTTTTGTCATTGGATTAATCTTTACGGCCGCATAAACGACATCGCTTATGGTTTTCTCGCAGTTTCTGGTAATCTTAATATCAGCATGTATTAGAACTGAGTTGCACAACACCCTAGAATCGCCCAAGGCGGAGTTTTTTGACGGCACTAGTATATCTCGGTCATTTAGCGAAAGAATGTCTTTAATGACCGTGTATTGATTAATATTACCGCGTGTGGCCTTCTCCCGGTTCCGCCCAGTGGCATCGCCAGTTATTGTCATGTTTAGGAACCACCCTATATACTTTGCCTTTATAACCTCAGAAAGTTCTTCCGTTGAACTGTTATCGATTCCTATTTCATCAAAAATAACAACGGAATCCCCGTTTTGCTGACCTATTATAGCCGTCATTGGGGACACATTGAAATCATATGAAACAAGTATAGGGAGGTATTTATTCGGCTCATAAAAGTCAATAACATGTTTTTCATTACTGAATGCGTACATGAACTTATCTGACTTAACAACGATGCCCCACCTTCCAAGACAATAAACATTGTAAAATAATTCGTTGCGTTCTTTTAGGCTTTCTAACCGTTGCCTATCTTCATCAGAAAGGAAGAAATTATCCATGTACGTTGTATGGCAAACAGTAGAGTAAGCATCTTGTTTGTCAAAAAACCTCCTCTTTAACCAGTGGTTTTCATCTATTGGATTAAAAGAAAGAATATATTGGACGTAATTTAATTTCTCTCCACGAATACGAATATCTAATTGATCTAGGTCGTTTTCTTCGAAGTCTGTAGCTTCTTCGAGCCACATACCAGTGATGCCTTTGATTGACTTAATTTTTTGAGGTTCATCTAATCCCTTGCAAAGGATCAGATTTTTAGTATTAAGATGCGTAAACGTTCTATCGGTTTTGTTTACCCGAAATTCATCAGTAAGCCCTAATTCATCAATTGCAGACTGTAGTTCTGCAAATATGCTATCCTTAACAGTTTCTCCAATCTTCCTAAGACACAAAAATTTATGATGGTTCTCCCCGACTATTCGAAGTATTATCTTTTGAGCTGCAAATACTGATTTTCCTGACCCTCCACCACCGTAAAGTACTAAAAAGCGAGATTGGTTGTTAAGCAGTGGAATATAGGCGTCATTTACCTCTACTTCTTTTATCACTGGCAGCAGCTATTTTAAATCCTTTTAACTCCATTTCTGTTTGAACCGTTAGTTCTTGTTTTGCTTTACCCTCAACCCTGTCAAATATTTCTATAATAGCCTTTAAATCACCGTCATGGGCTTTTTTCATTAGCTTTCTTATTATGGCATCTTTGAACTTTTTCTTTGTCTTTACCCCGTCAATAACCACGTCAATTTCTTCTTCAAGCATCTCGCGAAGGATTGTAGACAAATTCTTAGACCCTAAAGGTCGTCCGTTTGGATTGCCAGACTGGCCGGGCTCGAATTTGTGAGGCTCTATGTTTTCAGGGTTAGGCATTCGCTGTAGTTTCGCTGTTTTGAAAAACCTTGCCGTTTAGCTTTATTTCAAGGCTTGGATCTAAATTTCTCATTCTGTTTACAATTACATCGCAGTACTTTGGGTCTAATTCCATACCGTAACATTTGCGGCTTAATTGGTGTGATGCTACCATTGTTGAACCTGAGCCAAGGAAACCGTCTCCAACCAATTCTTTGCTTTTTGTATTATTTGTGATTAAGTATGAAAGCAACTCTATGGGCTTCATTGTCGGGTGTTCTTGATTACGTTTTGGTCTTGCAAAATCTAATACAGATACTTGTTTTCTGTCACTATTCCAATTATGCGCACCGCCCTCTTTCCATCCGTATATTATAGTTTCATGTTTTGAGTGATAATCTCCTTGACTCATAACCATGCTATCCTTGTTCCAAATAAGTAAACCACTATACTTATTTCCAGCATCTATAAAAGCATTTACAAAATTATGTATTTGCTTATCAGGTTGAAATATATAAAAAACACCTCCGTTTTTGGTAAATAAACCTATTGATACAAAATGATTGTATAAAAACAATTTAAAATCTTCATCACTCATTTTATCGTTTTTTATGGTAAGGGCTTCTTTTGTC